CAGTGTTGCCGTCAATCTGATAGTTGATGGTGATGGAACGCGGATTACCTTCGGCCGCATAGCAGGAAGTGATGCCGTCAGCGGTGAACCACTGGTCAACTGCATCGTACGGCAGAGTGTCGCCGGGATAGTAGTTGTAGGTGTAGCCGCCGTGGCCCTGCAGGGTAATCCAGTAACCGTAGTCATACTGGCTTGCCGGGAACGTCATAGAGCCGCCCGGAGCCAGGTCCTGGGAAGAACCGTTGCTGAAAGAGAAATGATAGGTGTCGCCGGTGGCTGCGAATGCTGCGACAGGCAGACAAGTTGCCATCATACCGGCTGCTGCAATCCCTGCGATTGCTTTGATGATTTTCTGATTACTCATGCTGTGTACTCCTTTGCTTTTTTGATTTTTTCGTCTATTTATCTGCATTTATTCAGATACCGGTTTGAAAGAAATCAGCCGCAGCTTTGCTGCGTTGCCCACCATCTGCCACGTGGAGGCTTTCTCATGGATGGTTGACGAAGCAGATATGTGCTTCGCCAGTGTCGCAACCGTCTTCGCCACTCGACACAATTTCGGTTTGAATTTATCCCCGTAAAATCGCATGTCCATGCTGCGCGGAGAGGATAAAATTCTTCGTGGTATGGTTTCGGAGTTCCGCGCCTGATTGGCCGTACTACACGCAATGCAGTACAATACCCCAGATACCTTTGGCGAAAGGAAGCGAAAGGGTGTCTGGATGGAGAAGGGAGATGGCCTCGAACCATCGATACCCTGCTTTGCGGCAGGTGCTTTATCCAGCTAAGCTATCCCTCCATGATGGCGGGTCAAGCCCGCCAAATAACGTTACGCAAACTGGAAGTTGCCGTACTGAGTCACGGCGCGTTCCAGGCGCAGAGGAATGGTTTTTGTGCTCTTCTGAGTGATGTCCTCGCGTGCTACCTGAGCTTCACTCACGCCAGCCGCCTGCAGGACTTCATACAGATTGGAAGGACCAGTACCAGCATAACCGCAAGTCAAGCCATTAACCTGAAGCGTGAAGCCGTGCAGATGCGGTGCCAAACCGGGAACGAAATCGAGTTCAACAATGACCTCGTCGCTCTTGTCGTTTACACGATTGACCGAGATGGCGCGGACGTTCTGATTGCCAAACATTTCAATCAGCTTTTTGGCTGCTGCAGCGGTTTCTATGGTAGTCGTACCTTCAACATTGATAATTGCCTGTTCCATAAGTTTCATCTCCTTTCTATTATCGCTTCATTGGGTAATGGGGCTTGATGGCAGGTTCGAACTGCCGACCTGCGCGTTACGAATGCGCTGCTCTACCAACTGAGCTAATCGAGCACGATAGGGTGTTTTATGCTGGTCACCCCTTGAGCGAGAAGCCAACTCGCATCCAGCACCATTCGATAGCTGCATCGATGGATTCTGCTTTATACCCTTTCCGCTGTTTTCCGGTCTTATTCGCGACTAATACCAGGACTATTGGATACTATCAGGCACAGCACCTGTTTGTCTATTATTTTTGAGGCTGTCTCATCGACATTCGGACAGCGGACCACAAGTGGACCATGCTCACCAAGTTTAACGTCGTGGGTACGGTGACTGCGACGTGTGGAGCAAGTAGCGGGGGTCGAACCCGCGTCTCCGCCTTGGAGGGGCGGAGTATTAGCCGTTATACGATACCTGCATAAGATTGCGGGTGAACCCTCACTTAGCCCCGCCATGACATCCGTTTAGTAGGTCGTCATCCCCGGATGTCATCTTCACACCACCTGACAATCTTGCGAACCTCATCGTTGACGATACGCGAGAATCCAAGAAAGCGCTTGGGTGTTGGTCAACTTCAAATTTTGAGCCCTGTCGTTGATTCCCTGTCAAATCGGGTTAACGGTTGTTGTTGGGCTGTGTGTGAGACTGCGGCGAAACTTACCAGTTGCCGTGCAGCAATCTCGCCTTTACGGCTGTGTCGCGTCTGGATGCGCCCCGACTTGACGGGGATGCTCGTACGTTTGCATGTTTCTAAGACATTCGTCAGCAGCCGCAAGAGCCGCTGTCCGCCACCCGCCACGAGGAGGCCGCCTTAATGGGTGGCATGCTGTCCGCCAGATGTTGTGTATAGCATCGTATCATGTGATTTCGATACATCCAACGGATAGCGTCTGGAGCTGGAAATCGGACTTGAACCGATGACCGACTGATTACAAATCAGTTGCTCTACCAGCTGAGCTAAACCAGCAAATACAAACATTAGCCAGATGCCCGGAACACGGAAACATCTGTTGTCCACCGTCCGCCGCGTGGAGGCTGTTTGCTTGGACGGCTGGCGCGGAGTTACCCGCGCCAAAGAAAGGAAGGATATTACTATGAAACGGATGATTTTCACGCTTCACCTGTGTCAGCTCAAATGAAGCCATGCGACCAAGATTGGGGAAAGGAAAACCTTGATGTCTCAGGAGCCGTTCCTCTTCCTGAGAACAATTGTATTATACCATATATGTGGTATCCGGTCAATGAAAAGACACAATATATAGTGTCTAAATTGTAAACAAACATTAAGATACCACTATATCTAGTGGTTGGGGCAAGCGCATCACAAATGCCTTGTGGTTCCGGCAGATTGCAGGAAATTCAGCAAATCTTTGGCCGAGCTGACCTGTGAAACCACTGCGCCGCTCTTTGCGTATAGGTCAGCAATGGAATCACCCTGTCCCCATTCGTCCCGTGGTTCGGCTTTCTTTTCAGTGACCTTCTCCTGCCGGAAACACCTCGTACACGCTGACATACAGCATCCCCGGCTTGTAGTCAGCGTACTCAACTGAGCGTTTTTGGTCGTATACTTTCACGTCTGAGTCATCGTTCGCCGTGAGCCAAAGATACTTGACGTGCTCAGCATAGCGCGGGTCTTCGATACGATAGCTCTGCCCCTCTTTGATTTTCAAATGACGTGCATTTGCTTGGGCACGCGAAAACTCAACGAATGCGCCGTAGTCGCCAATCACGATTCGGTTATACCCGCTGGCAATGACCGTGCCGCTTCTGGTTTCGAGTTTGGTCGTATCGCCGGACATATTGCACCATTCCGGCAGCGCTTCTTCGACCTCCGCTCGTACATCCTTGAAGAAAGTTCGCGGGATAGGTTTATACTTGTATTCGTCGGCAAGCTGCTCCTGATATTTGAGCATCCGAGCGCCGGTTTCTGAAATTTTATGCTTCATGACTAATCCAACCATTCTTTTTCTCGCTGGTCGTACTCGGCAACTTCCCGCTTTACGGCTTTGCCGTCTTTCTTGTATACAGTAATACGATGTGCGTAGTTTGCTGTGTGTTTTTTCAGCTGTTGCAGGGCTTCTTTCTCAGAGTTCGCCTGCTTCATCCAGAACGACCTTCCCCTGCTCGCGATAATCACCCGTATAGTTGCTGCGGATGATGTTAGCGGCACGGTCATTTCCCTGTTCTTCATAGGCTTTGGCGATAAAATTGACGTAGGCTTTGAACTTCTGCTCGTCACCGTCTCGATGTGCTTCAATGAGTTTTCCAATCGTCACAACGTTGATTTGGCTCATGCTTTTTTCCTCTCTTTCTACTACAATTATACTCTTCCGCTGAACTGAAATGTGATTTTTTGACGATTGTTAGCGGAAAATTCATAATTATGGAGCAGGACACCCCATCTATAGCCGTAAGGCTTAGGTGGGGAGGAATGCGTTTATTAGAAAGGACTAAGATACAGCATTTCCTGCTTACCTCCTTTCAATATTTAGATGATTTGTATCCATGCTCCCGCATGGCAAACAACTTGAACTTTGGAAATTGCTACGGACTTGCTTTTCCCATTAGCAGGAATCAAAAGTCTTGTGCCTTTGTTATGGCACCCGCTTGTAATGTATGTTTTACCTTCGAGACGCACAGTGTCGTATGGCTGAATTGCATAGCGCTGCCTTCTTATAGAGCGACGGCCCTTCGACACCTTTTTGTTGCGGTACTTGTGAAAATTTTCAGAATCCTTTTTGTGGTTTCTGTTTATTCTGCCATTAAAGAGTTCTTTGCCTTTTGCCTTATTTCCGGTGCGAGCGTCAATATAAGTGGCATCATAGAATTTTTCTAGCACACGATTGTTTCTGCATCGTTTTTGGTAATGCCTAAACACGCAACGATGTGCCGGATGATAATCTCCCATTGCATACGCATCGTTGTTGTGGGTTTTCTCTATGCCAAGAATGATTCGCTTTTCCTTTGTCATCGCACCATAAGTGATGGTCACAAATTCCTTACCGTATGTGGCGTGCAGTGCATCTACTATCTGCCAGCGAACAGCGTTCATAAACGCTGCGCCCGAAAGGTTAGCAAACTTTTTGTCTTTACCAAAACCATAGAGCTTGCCACCTTTTTGGTGGTTAGCGGGTGTATGGCATTTTTCACAAGCGGTAACTAACTCATCAAGCTGATAGCCGTGTCTGCCTTTCCAGTAGAACATGTGGTGCATATGTAAAATGGCACCATCCGCGATTTTGCGTCTACAAACTTGGCAGGTGTAATTATCACGGTAGAACACTGCCTCACGCAAGGTTGCCAAGTTGTAGCGGGGACCTTTCTGGTAGTCTACACCTTCCGGTTTTGATTTGCCTTTCTGGATGGCTTGCAGCAACATTGTGTCAAAAGAACCAACTTCAACCGTTGCACGAGTAATCGGAATTACAGATACATACCGTTCGATAAGACGGATATTCAGCTGCTTCTTATGTTCCAGAGAAGGTGCAAGCCAACCTTCGCTGCGCTTGCGATTATCGAAACGCGGTTTACGGTAACGCAGTCTGTTTCTGCGGGTACGTCGATACTTGCGGCAATCATCGTGATGTTTCTTCTCATCCTGTAATGTATCATACTGGGCAGACACATATTCGTGAGATTCGCTTTTCACGCTGATGCCGATGTAGTTGTAGCCAACATCTTCGCAGATTTCGATGGGCTGCGTGTTTGTTTTACTGTCATACAGTAACTGGATAGTAAATGGATGACGCTTAATGATTTTTGCCTTTCCGTCTTTCAGAAGATGGCGTACCCTGCCAAGACGGAAGGTAGGCATTAAGCGTTCACCATTATTGCTGAGAACACAAACGCAAGTGCTCATGCAAAGTACTCCTTTCGTAAATAATGAATCGATAAGTCAGGGCTTGCGCCCCGTGGTCCACATCGCCAATGTTGTTGTACTGTTTTACCTTTCGGTATGATGTTTGCACGTCTCCTACCCTCAGAGATTTTTAACAAACATCCGCAGAGCTCACCACTTGTGGAGCATGAGTAAGGTGCCTATATTATTAGTACACAACGTAGTTTCCTGCCGCCGGAGCAGCAGACTTAGGCTAATCAACCGGGCTTACGGGTTGCCCCGCAAGCCCCGTCTATAACCGGCGAGCCGGTTTAGGCGGGGTTGTTGACCTTGTCAGTACCTCGCCGTTATCGATTTTTGTATTGCCCTAATTGTTGTACTTTAATCATACAGCAAAGCAACAAAATTGTCCAGGAAGCAAAAGTGCCTTCATTTGCCACTGATTCATCCGTTCGGAACGATATCGAAAATACCTTGATATTATTCCGATGCAATATTCCGATAAGCCGACTTTGTTCCGCAAATTGTGGATTGGATTCCTACCAAAGTTTGAAAGCAGAATGTTTCATCTATAGCTGCAAGGCTTTGGTGAGGAAGTTCACGGAATCAGTCCGTAAATCTAACGGCAGGATACTGCTCAAAGGTACAAATCCTTCAGCAAACGTCACAATCTCCAAAGTCAGCGATTGTTCGTAAATTTATGGGGGACTGCTTTCTTGTTTAGCACCACAATTTGTGATATAATAGCGAAAGAAAACAATGAATAATGGAGTGCCATAAAATGCAGAAATACGATTTCATCAAGAAGCAATATACGCCGTACACCCCACCTCAGAACGGGCATTGCGACATCATGGTTCATGCCAACGAAGAACTCAATTGTGCTGCGTGCGGACGTACCATCAACGAGCACAACGCATATACGTCTGCGGCCATCCAGAACGATATTGGCATTGGCTATCTGATTTGCAAAAGCTGCTATGAGCACGAGCTCGAAATCAGAAAAGCTGTAAAATAAGGGTCCTGCCGCCTCCATAAGGAGGCGGCTTTTTTGCTTGTAAAAATATGTATAAACTGTTACCATTTAACGCTTTCCGTTGTGAGAAATTGCGAATCGCGGTATAATTAAAGTGTAGAAAATGAAAGGATTTTTGCCGTATGTACATTGATTTCACGAGCAAGCAGTACTCTTTCATCCTGCACGCTCTTGCCATCATGATAACGTTTTATAGCAACGATTTTTCCTCTATCTGCAAAGAGGTTGGAGAGGCTTATGGAGCAAGCGAAGCAGACATTGCAAGTGCTTGCGCTGCTCTGACAGCTGTGAACGTAACGGCACCTGTCAAAAGTTTATCTAACAAGTGCAGCGACATTCTAGAAGATATACTGTATCATGCACGAGAACTGCCGGGAAAGGACGCTCCATATAAATACAGTGTTAGCTTAGATGTCTCTTCCTGGAAAGTAGTTGCTGATACACTGGATACATACTCACGTATTTTGATGGGGCAATTTGGCGTCATTTATGAAGCCCTCGATATTTCTGGTAACGATGAGCAGCACTTCCAGGCGTATCATGATGCACGCTGGAATGGGGTGGGGGTCCTCGAAGCCCGTGACCTTCTGATTCCACAGCTTAAAAAGATTGGCGTTGGCTGGAACGGAAACTTTGGTATTTCCAATTCAGGACTCGCTTATAACAGCAAACTGGCATACGAGATTCTTAAAACCATTCGATATGCGACAGAGAAACGAGATAGCTCCGTTCTGAAAGTGACAAACGAGCCGCTGCCGCGTGCTGAAGGTTCTTTCCCAATTAGAGCACTGTAATTAGATTGGAGGCTTCCAGGGTGGGCGACCACATCATTTCTTTCTTAGATATCTGCGCAATGCGCGGTCAGCTGGTTTTGGCAAAGGCACCGTCCATCCCGGCTATCAATAACAAAACTGTGTATTGTACCGGCGCTCACAAACACGGAGAGGACCGCTGCATTGTCCTTGACGGCGAGGAGTACAGCCAGATTCTTTTTGTTAACGGAACAATAAAACTGTATTGGCAGTGAGGTATCATTGTGGACAATATAATTGTGAACAGCGCTCTTTGGTATGCCGAGCAGAGCAGTCAGTTTCTTTTGAATTCTGGGGCCAACAAGCTGCTGGATAAGGGCTATGACTATTATGTGAAAGAATTTATTCCACTTGGGCACCGCCTTATCCAAAACGGTCAGATTGCCGCCGATGCGATGGATGGGGAACTTGCCGCGCAGTTCTCAATGGCGTATGTTGCAAACTATTGGCGGACAGCGAAAACCGTATACAATTTTGCGCCGGAATTTCTCAGAACATTGGCAGAGACTGAGGACGCACCGATTTATTCCGATATTATGATGCGGCTGCCATATAGGGATTTTGTCGTCAATAACCCACGACTAAAGTCGCGGGCTTGCATCAGCGAGTCTACGCTTTAGAAGTGTCCGAAAGGATATGTTGACTACCCTAAGTGCTTCGAGCACTCCGTTATAAGCGAACAGATAGTTACCGTGCGGCGTTAATCCTAACTGCACGCTCTAAGACAACACATCACGTAAAGCTGAGGCAAAGCCGACAGGTGTGGTTGTATCAAACCGCTTATGACCTTGGGGAAGGATTTTTACCCTCTTCGGAGGAGTGAGCAGCTTCCTTTTAGCTGCAATTTTATCGAAAGGAGCATAGCATCATGCAATATGCGTATGTACTTAACAAGCGCGGCGAGCCCTTGATGCCTTGCTCACCCGGAAAGGCTCGCATCTTGTTGAAACAGCAAAAAGCTTGCGTTGTAAAACGCACGCCGTTCACCATCAAACTCCTGCATGGAAGTGCGGGATACAAACAGCCTATCACTCTTGGTGTAGATGCGGGCAGCAAGCATGTTGGCTTGTCTGCATCTACAGAGAAGCGCGAACTCTACAGTGAGGAGTTCACTCCTCGCAACGATGTAGTAGAATTGCTATCCACGCGCAAACAGAGCCGTCGTTCAAGACGCAACCGCAAGACCCGTTACCGTGCGCCGAGATTTGATAACCGCGTTCACAGCAAGCATAAAGGATGGCTCGCTCCTTCAGTAGAAGTAAAGATTCAGGAGCATATTACCGTTATCAAGCGTATCTGCCGGATTTTGCCTGTCGCTCTTATAAGAGTGGAAACCGCAGAATTTGACACACAGCGCCTGAAAGCAATGCTTGAAGGAAAGCCTCTGCCGGTAGGAACCGACTACCAACTCGGTGAGATGTACGACGAATACAATGTTCGCCAGTATGTTTTGAAGCGTGATAACTATACATGCCAATGCTGTGGTGCTCATACCACCGCAAAGAAAACCGTCAAGCTGCATGTACATCACCTTGAAAGCCGTAAGGTGGGCGGTAATGCACCAAGCAACCTTATCACTTTGTGTACCACTTGCCACAACAACCTCCATAAAGGGAAGATAACACTTGACGGCAAAAAACGTGGTAAAACGCTTCGCGATGCGGCTTTTATGGGTATCATGCGTAACACACTACTGACACGCCTACGCAACGAACTTAATATTCCAGTACAAAACACATATGGCTATATAACCAAGTTGTTACGTGAACAAAACGACATCAAGAAAAGCCATGTTAACGATGCCCGTTGTATTAGCAAGCATCCACTAGCTAAACCTTGCAGTGTTTGTTACCGCACGAAGGCAATTCGACACCACAATCGGCAAATCCATAAAGCGAAAATCTTGAAAGGTGGAATTCGAAAAGCAAATCAAGCGCCCTATATCGTTAAAGGATTTCGCCTCTGGGACAAGGTGCTCTATAACGAGCAGGAATGTTTTATTTCAGGACGCAGGTCATCGGGATATTTCGCTTTAAGAAAATTCGATGGCACAACCATTACGAATAGCATTTCATTTAAAAAACTGCGACTATTAGAGCCTGCAACAAACTATTTAATCGAAAGGAAGTGAATGGGCAAATCCTCCCACGACTGAAGTCGCGGGTATCCTTGCCATGATTGATGATGCCCCTGAAAAACACAAATCTAAGGGCTGGACCAACGCGATGCCAAAAAACAAACGAAGCTAAAAAAGCCACTTGCACAAATGTGCGAACCGCCTAAAATAATAATTGCATAACAGATACCATCACTTACCTCCTAATTGAACATTAAATTAACAATCTGTCATGCACAAGTAAGCAGACTCTCTTTTGAGGGCCTGCTTCTTTTTTTGTATGTATTGATTAGAAACAAAAATATTTCAGAAAGGATGAATACTATGACCACAAATACCAAGAACAGTTTTACCAGGTTCGCGGCTGCCGCAAAAGATTGCTTCTATGTGAATTCTTTTCGCGCAGACTTAGTTCAGTGCGACAGGGCCTTGAAAATGGACGGCGAGATGCACGTCGAAGCGGAATGCTGGATGAACATTTTGGATGCCCTGGACGATAACGACATCAAGATGTATGTCGATAACGAATACCGTCCCGGACTTCTGAACCCGTTCCATAAATGGTGACGCTCCAAAAACAAGTCAATAACCCACGACTAAAGTCGCAGGCTTGCTCCGGCAAGTCTGCACTTTAGAAGTGTCCGTAAGGATATGTTGACTACCATAAGTGCTTCGAGCACTCCGTTATAAGCGAATAGATAGTTACCGTGTGGCGTTAATCCTAACTGCACGCTCTAAGACAACACATCACGTAAAGCTGAGGCAAAGCCGACAGGTGTGGCTGTATTAAACCGTTTATGACCTTGGGGAAGGATTTTTACCCTCTTCGGAGGAGTGAGCAGCTTCTTTTTAGCTGCCAGAGCGCCTCTATTCGTAGTGGTGCTTTCATAGTCGCTATGGTCTTTGTTGCCATACAAAATATATTTTATTTTCAAAGAAAGGAATTGCCCTGATTGATGAGACGAACAATGGTCGTAAGCGTATTTGCGGGCTGCGGAAAAACATGGCTCGCGAATCACCAAAACAAATATGGCTATTCAATGCGGGATAGTGATAGTTCTACTTATGAAAAAACTGCCGGATGGGAAAAAGAATACATAAATAGCTTCATGAAAGAGGCAAAATCAGGAAAATATGATTTTATCTTCGTTTGCCAAACGGAATCCGTCATAGACGAAATGGATAGGCAGAAGATTCCCTATGTAATTGTCGAACCTGACAATATCGTATGGAATGAACAAGAATCCAAAGAGCGAGCAAAGGAAAGACAAATCATTAAGCAGCAATGGTTCGGCAGGTTTATACTTCGAGATAATTCCCATATCAAAAATTTTTCAAAGTGGCTGAACCACATGAAAGATATTTACGATGAACGAACGGGACTTGGTTTCATCGTAAAGCATAATCCGGTATCGTTTTTCGTCTTAAAGCAAAACCAGTACCTTTCGGATATCATCGATGACCTGTACTGGAAAAAGCAGCATTGTGATGCATACATAGTTTAAGAAATGGTGGTCTTATAAAAGATGACCTTACACTGGCAGACAGAAGTTGGACATGCAGTGGCTGCGGTACAACACATAACCGCGACCACAATGCCGCTATAAACATACGTAATGTTGGATTGTTGGGATTATATCCCGCATAAATCCAATTTCCTCACTCCCGCTATGCCGCCCGCAACAGCGGTGAAAGCTCATAGATACTTGGTCGCACGGACGGAACCGTGCTGTAAAAATCCATTGAGTGAGAATTATTGGAATCCTGCGGGATTTTAAGCCCCTCCTTCAGGTGGAGGTTGTTGACATATGAATAAAGCCCTTGAAATTAACTCGAATAAAGCCGTTCTTCTCAGCATCAAGAAGCAATGGCTTGAAAAAATTCTGAGCGGAGAAAAGACTATTGAGGTCCGAAAAACTATGCCGTGGGAAATTAGCTATCCTTTTGTAGTATTTTGCTACGAAACCAAAGCTAACGGTGGTGCTGGAAAAGTGACTGCCGCATTTGTTTGCCGTGACATCAATACACTCGATTGCCTGCGTGAGCTTCCGGCATATGCTATTGGTACGGAAGTGACCGCAAAGACCGCTCAATTCGTGAAGGACAGCTGCCTTACCGCAAATGAGCTGATTGCATACGGCAATAAGTCCGGCACTCTTTATTGCTGGAACGTTTCTGATGTCCAATCTATGGATATGTCGCTGCGAGAGCTCGGCGTTAAGCGAGCACCACAGTCCTGGATGTATCTGCTAGTTCCTGACGACAAGACGTTCTGAACGATGCCTGTTGGGCTGTCTGCGTGTGCGGACCAAGCAAAACATCTACTGCACGATAGAATAAATCGTGCAAACAAAGCAGACTCTCGATTCTTGAGGGCCTGCTATTTTTTCTATTTCAGGAGGAAACATCAATGATTCTTTATCATATCATGGCAGACACCGGATGCCTGCCGGACGATGTTGTTCCGCAGATACCAACGAATCGGATGAAAGGGGAGGACCAGGAAATCCCAAGAATTTGTCTTGGGCATACCCTTGACGACTGCCTGACCAGCATCGGCATTGCGCATTTTGTCTCAAAATTCCTGCTCGCTGAGCTGCGTCAGAACAAAAAATACTCCAAGGACATGCCGTTACCGTTCATTGTCCGAATGTACAACATCAAGGACGAAGACCCGAATCTCTTGACCGAGGAAGAAACACAGAAATATGTGGCGGATTCTGTCGTGACCAGTGAATGCTGGCTCACAAGATACGAGAAGCCCGTCAAAGTCCAAAAGCTCTGGCTTGTGGGCGGCGAAGTGGTGCTTTGGCCCTATATCGTTGACGGCGTTGTATACAATTACCCAATCGTCCGTAACTCAATTTGGGCAGACAGCAAAACCTTGCCGGACCCGGAATTTCAGAATCAAATCATGGATATCACTCAGAAATGGCTTAACGAAGCCTGAAAAAGAAGCACATCAAAAGCTCTTGCACATCCTTGCGAATTCCATAGTATTAAAGTTGTACGACAGATAACATCTACTTTGCACACCGCGTGCTCGTACAATTCATAATTCTGTTCTCATTCAAGGCAGACTCATCTTCATGATGGGCCTGCCTTTTTTTGTTTACAGAAAAAGGAGGAATTCAAAACAAACCACAAATCTCAAATCACAATCTTCCGCTACAAGGAAAAGACACAAAAAAGGAGTCACAAAATGAAAGTCGAAAAGAATAATAACAGCATTTTTCGGAACAAGCATGTCCTGGTTGTCGTCGCGGTGATGTGTATTTTTACCATCATCGCCTGCATGGGTTTTATGCTTTCTGTTCCTGCACACGCAGAGGAAAACATAGCTCCCAAAACCGAACCTATCGCTTTTTCCACTCCCATTGAAACGGTGAATGAGCTCGATAAAGCGTTCCCGATAACGGAAACTTCCGAAGAAGCACAGGAGGAGATTACAACTGCTGAGGTCAAATCTTCCGATGCTGCAGAACCGGAACCACAAATTGAGACCGCAGAAGCAGCCATCGAAGAAACCGAACCGAAACCCGAAACAATTCCAGATAATCTCAACGACAATGAGCTTGAAATCTACACAGCTCTGCGGTCCGCTGGTCTTTCCAAGGCCGGTACTGCCGCAGTGATGGGCTGCATGTCGATGGAAAGTGGTCTTAAAGCCTCGGCCGAAAACCCTTCGGATGGCGGCTATGGACTCCTGCAATGGACTTATAGCCGAAAGACAGACCTTTTCAACTGGTGTTATGGCAATGGCTATGACCCCAACACCGTTACGGGACAGGTGATGTTCTTCGTGTATGAGCTCAATAGCACATACAGCAAGGCCGCCAAATACTCATATCCGGTGTACGAAACTCTCACTACAAGCGACAGCCTGGAAGATTGCCTTTCGATGTTCTTCTCCCATATGGAAGCAGGAACCAACGTGATAATCTCTTCCCGCAAAGTCTATGCAGGAGGGCTGACCACGTTAGACCTGTACCGCAAACGCTTAACTGCCGCTTACAAATACTTCATTTGAATTAGGAGGAAATCACAATGAAAACAACCGTTTATCTGTCCCGAAAACTCTTGAACCAGTTAAAGGTAAAAGAAACCGAAAGCAAAGACCTTATGCTAACCCATAACCTACACAACATCATCATCAACGGTAAGCGTGTTGGCTGCTCTGGCCACATTCAGAACGTTCTCAACAATAAGTGCGTTTACGTCAGCACTGAAAAGAGTTGCTATCAGCCCTTGTCTGACAAGAACCTGGTTCGCTATGCCGCCAGTATGAAAGATTACTCCTCTGTATCGCTCGGCGCAAAAGGACGTAATCAGTTCGTGACCAATGATGAGTTAGTTGGAAAAATTATTGATATGCTCCGATAAGGGCATAAACAGAAAGAGAAAAACTCATGAAAACCGGCATCAAGAATCAGATAGTAATAGTATCTGCTGTGGCAGCTGTTCTGCTCATTGTTATGAGCGTCTGTGCAATTGCGGAGAGCATTACCTTTGAGAAGGTTGCTGTTCTCGCTGCAAGCGTACTTGCCTTGAACAAATGCTGCGGCATCCTGTTAAACTAAGGAGAAAAAATCATGAAGAATAAATACAAAGTTGTTGCCTTGGTTCCTTTGGAGTTCTCTGTTGAGGGAAACTCCGATTCCAAAGAGGCAATCGAATCCGTCAAAAACATTTTCGAAGCGTGTCGGGATGATAACGACTGCGCGGACATCGTTTTTGATGGCATCGAAGAGTCACTTCGTCACGACAGTATCGAGTACAAAGTTGAAGCCGCCCAGCCTGAACCTGAGGTGAAGGCAAATTCCGATATCCGTTCTGTTGCCTCCGATATCTGCGACGTCTTCGAAAACTATCTCGACGAAAACGGTGTCTATATTGTGTGTGACGATGCAGACGAGGAGCAAGACCGAAAAGCAAACGAAAGCGGCGCGATGTTGTATGGCATGGAATATTGGCATCTTGTCGAAGATGTCGAGTTCCGTGTGAATCATATAAATGCACAATACAAGCTGTTCACCGTCTTTGATATTATGGAGGTATTTGATAAACTTCTCATTTCCAAAAAGCTTGGTGACTTTGTACCGAGCGGCGAAAATCGTTACCGTTTGTATGAAAAAATCCTGAGCTGTCTGCGTTCTATCAGGGAGAAATTGTCATGAAAGGCTGGAATAGTTCTAAGCACCCCATTCTCACCGCAAACCAGATGCCTGCGCCGATTCATTGGAACCCAATGAACGAGGATTGGAAAATGCGGCTTACCAAAAGCCAAATTTACAACATCTCTTCTGGATTCAATGCTCAGACGCTCGGTGACATGAAGGAGCTGCACGACAAAATCCTCACATTTGGCGGGGATGAAGTCTGCATGACGGAATTTGACGAAGACGCCCCAAAAATCCTCAAACGCGGCCGGTTCTTTTATGGCAGCAGCTATATGAGGAAAGGCCAGGATTGCCAGTGCCATTACAATTCTGCACGGCTTTGGTATAAAAACAAAGACCGGTGCTTTATTGCAACGGGCTATGCTCTTTCCGAAGACGGGCTCTGGCGCTGTCATTCCTGGGTCGTTCAGCCAATGGCACGCACCGTTCGCGTGTGGGAAACCACCGTCAAGCGTGTTGCCTATTTCGGCGTGGTTTTGACCAGCGAGGAATGCGAAGACTTTGTCGAGAACAACACATAACAATTGGGGAGGTTACCCAACATGGGTGAACAACTACATTTCAGTATGGATGGTGAGTTCCTCACCGCCATTGCACGTGACTGGTTCTGGAATATGGACAAGCCGTATAAAAAGTGTGAGGAGCTGCTGCTCTCCTGCATGATGGGTGGCAACGAGGAAGAAAAAAGGCATGTTTGCCAGGACATTATCGAAGGCCGGAAAAAACTTGTTGGTGTCAATGAGTTTGAACTTGTCGATGACAATGTTCATGTTCGTTCCCTCGGGCAGAAGGTTGAGGAGCTTCAACACAGGATGCTGGTCAATCAAATTCGTGAGGATATGATTGCACATCCGCTCAATTATGTTGACCGCTTTGCTATGACTGATAGCTATGAAACGCTCTGCACCAATGCAAAACATCATTATATCGATTGCAGCTATGACGGTATCAAGTGCTTCCTCTATGGGAAAACGGGTTATTCCGATGCATTCAACAACGGTGCACGGCTTTTTACCCACCCAGACCTTGTTGCAGAATTCAATGGAGAACCGCTTCCTGAGCAGGAATCCAACCCGGAATTCTACAAAACCGATTTTTGGACCAAGCTTGCCTCTTGGATTGAAGCAAACATGAAAGGCACATCCGTTGAACGCCGTCAGCGACTGTACAACAGCTATATCAGTGATAGACCCATTCAGCATCAGCTGACCGAATATGGTCTGATTGCTCCCGATGGCACCTGGTATGCCTGCGAGTTTGGCGAGCACGCTGCCCTGGCTGGCCGCATCATCATGCGCAATCGAGAAGCGTTTGGTCTTTCTGACCATGAAGTTCTCAATATGGCGTATGACTGGAGCGGCAAGGGTCTCGATTTCCTATATAAACGCAGTTGGATTACCATTCGTAATCCTTCGATGGGCAATACATTCCTCGATATGGATGAGACCAAAACCGCAACAAAAGCTCAAGTAAATACCATTTTTGACTATATTTCTAAATTCAACCGCTATGACATGAATGTTTCCAAGGTCATGGCTGACTAAAAAAGGAGATTTTTATTATGACTTCCAATATGACTATGACCGCTATTTCCATCTGTAATTTTCTGAAACTCATCGTGAAAAGCACGGTTGAGCATTACACCGAGGATTTCAAGCTGGACATAAAGATTTTTAAGCGCTATGCAAAAGAAGCGCAGGAAACTGGAAAGCCCGTATCGATGCTCTGGTTCTGCCGCTCTTGTGGAACGTATCTCTGCCCTGAGGAAGATGCGTACAAGAAAGATACTCCCATGTTCATCACGTTCAAATACTATGATGAGCAGGAAGAGGAAGAAGCCCGGACCATTAAGGCTTTTCTGGTCACTGTGACAGGGATGGAAGGACAAAAGCCAGTTGGCTATATCACTCCCATCAACTATGCGGATGAATGTGACCGCATTCGCCGTTACGCAGTACCTGCCGAAAAGGTCGAGCTTGTCTATGATAAAGGTTCCCTTGTCCAGAACAATGGCAACTATACGATTCTGAAGCATCCCAAGCTTGGTACACTTCAGAAAACGAAATTCTTGGCTGATGACCCTGACGCGCTTGATTATGCGCTGCATATGGCTCGCAATGAGAGAAAGGCAGGGTGACAGCCATGAAAACGATGGTTACATTGACTCACGAAGAAGCCCAAAGCTATTTGGCGTACGCTCTGATTTGCGAAACGATGGAAGGAGCCTTTTGGAATTCCGGACGCCGTCGCAGACTATACAGCAAGACGTTTACCGAAGCCGAACAGAGGCAGATTCCCCGCATCAAAGCCACTGCTCACAAATGGTGTTTGGTTACTGGCGTTCCTGAAAAGGTACGCATGAGATACAGCACCTATTTGCTGTGGCAGAAACTCGCGATGTTCTGCGCTGAAATTTAATTTTTCATTACCGCCGCCCATTTGGGTGGCGGTTTTTTGTTGCGGATTTATGCGAACGGCCTATAATCAAAAATGTACGATAGATAACAGTTATCGAAAAGGCACCCTGCCCTTCGCACACTTAACAATGCGCTTTAGGCGAACTTCCCATTTGGGTGGTTCGCCTTTTTGCGTATAAAAGAAAGGAAGTAATCAAAATGAATGAGTACGAAGCAACAATACAAATCAACCCAACCGACGATATCAAGTTCATACTTGAGGAGCCCGGCTGCTATGAGTCTGAAATTGAAATGATGAAGGCCGGTGGCACCTATGATGCGTTTGTCAAGCGTGTCTATGATGCCATCGACTGGTCTCATCTGTTTGAGCGTATTGCTCAGATGGAAAACGAAGCCATCACGGCAGCTATCGACAAATTGTCTGATAGCATGATTTGATTGTTAGGAGGTAAATACTATGTACATTCTCATTAAAAACCAGGAAGGCGAAAACATGAATCTGCTTTCCCAGAACACCGATTTCAACGCCCTGCTGGCAGCCATGAAAGCTGACATTGAGGCAGAGTACGAAAAGGCAACAGGCTCTGCGATTAACCTGGATGAAGATTCCGGCATCGATTATGAAGTCGGTATCAACGTTGAGGACAGTGCTGCTGAAGGTTTCTGCCTCGCATCCGGGTATATGTACGGCGCAGACAGCAATTTTGACTGGGGTATTTTCAAAGTAAAGTCTCAGAAAAGCAATACCGCAGCAAAACCCTACATTGGCTTGGATATGAACGAGTTCTTTCGGCAGAAAATGCTGCTGATTGACCTCTCGGCAAAAGTAAAGGACCTCGGCTATGACCTTCTGGCCGATGAACTTCGGGGCGCAATCGGTGTCTTCGACGCTGTACAGGATTCAGCTGAAGGAGACGGTGTTTTCACTGCTCCGGAAGCGGATGAAGAAACCGGTCTGTTCCTTGACGATTTTTATAACGACGTTCTGGAAAAGATTCTGAACGCCGACAAGAAAAAGGAGGAAAAGTAAGCCATGAAACTCTACATCCAAGGCGAACACGGTAAGCTCCTGACTTTTACAAAATGAAGGCTGGGAAAGCCCACGGTTTCAACCGTGGGGTGAAAGGCCAACACTAAAGAAACATTCTGAGGGTAACAATCAGAATTGACACATTCATGTTGTAATGATTCATATGTGCTTAACGCATTTGTATCGCTATAAAAGTTAGCCAGAAGCTCTACGACTTTAGTCGTGGGGTGAAAGGTGTCTAAGTAAAAAAATAGTTGCTGTCTATGGCACTCATACCAAAAAGAATGGTTCTGTAAACGTAGAATTCAAAACGCCATCAAAAAGCGGTAAAAAATCCACAAGCCTTAAAAAGCTGAAAATTATTAAAACGATAAGCCCCATGCGCTCTGCGTGGGATAAAGTATCTTAAAAACTCAAGAAAGGAGACATAGGGTATTTGCATTTACTGAGTGTACCTCAAATATACTCTTAGTCAGCGCATTCCTCGCCGCCTAAGTCGCAAGCGACTATAGACGGTGTACCCTGCGCACAAAATTTATGGATTTTGGCAATGCGTTTGCGACCACAGACGTTTTTGTGAATCCGCGCAAGGGAATTCCTTTCGTGCAGTGTTCCACTGAGAATCAACTTTCTGATTTCAGGAAAGCTTATTCCCATGAATAATATCTGACTCGTATCTTTGCGGTCGTTCCTTTTGGAGCGGCCGCTTTTTTGTTTTTTAGTTTTGTTGCACAAATGTGCGACTCTCATAAAATGAAAATCAGGGAGGTGCTGTTTTGAAAATTCAGAGAATCATGCCTGCAACTACTCATTCCATGAAAGACGCGTTACCGCTTGGGACTATCCTGACGGTAAAAAATGTTGCAGACCAGAAATATATTGTGGTCGGCTATGACACAAGTTCTTTTCCGCACAACTACTATGCGGTTCCCTGGCCGCAAGGGTATATGGGTGAAGAAAATATGTACCTGGTAGGATTTGATGATATTGCGAAAGTTCTGTGTCGCGGCGGAATCAATGAGGAATCCAGAGTTTTCTTGCAGGCACTGGATGATGTGTTGAACGGGAGGTGACACGGTGACGGTAAAAGAGCTGAAGCATATGCTTGAGAACGCGGACGACGATGCTGTCGTCGTTGTGCGAAATAACTGGGCTCCGGCGGAATTCCTGAATACCTCTGCTCGGAAGATGGTGCTTGTGAAAGCAAATGGCAAGCTCATGACGCCGAAATGGGCCGAGGCGAGCGGGTATATCTGCGAAGGGCCTGCTATGTCGGCAATTTTATTCGATTGAGGTGAGAAAAATCATGCCCGATAAAAAAGTGGCCACGCAGGCATCTGATGGACCCTGGGAACGCGAAACCATCATCACATTCAATGATGCAGAGAAGAAAGCATCCTACTACACCTGCAACAAAGCTCGTATGGAACAGCTAAAAGAGCTTGCCAAAGAATACCCTGATGCTGTTAAAATCACGCGGGATGAGGACTGGTGTATGGAGGCAGATATGCCCAAGAAATGGGTCAAAATCAAGCCGCCTCGCAAGCTGACCGAAGAGCAATATGCGGAACTGGTCAGACGCGGCAAAGAACTTGCAGAACGGCAGCGGCAGCTAAAAAACGAAACGAAGAAATAAACCGGCTTCATATGCCGGAAGAGGAGAATATAAAATGTACAATTCTTACAGCGTATTGAATCTTTTGGGCGGTATGCTCTATACGATGATTCTTCTGGTGATAGCGTATTTTGTGCTCAAAATCGTCGCCAATTGGAAAATTTTTGAGAAGGCCGGGCAGCCTGGCTGGGCATCCATCGTCCCGTTCTACAGCAACTACATCGAATTCAACATTTACTGGGGGAACGGCTGGTTGTTTCTGATTCCGGTCGTGCTGAGCCTTTTGTCTGGCATCCCGCTGCTCGGCAATCTGTTCCTGGTTGTTGCTCTCATCATCGGTGCTATTACCAACTACAAGAAAGCTGTTGCGTTCGGTGAAGGTATTGGTTTCACAATTGGTCTTTGCCTTCTGAATCCGGTGTTCAACATGATTCTTGCTTTCGGCCATTATGAGTATCACGGTATCCCGCAGGATGGCTATTCCTATTCTCAGCTCAAGACCAAATATGAGGAAAAGAAAGCCGAACAGCAGAACAACCCCAGTACTGTTCAGTACCAGGCCCCCGAAACTCCCAAAGAGCCGAGCCAGAATGTTCAGTATCAGACTCCGAATGCTCCTGCTGAAGTCAAGACCCTGCCGACTCAGCAGAATCAAAATCAGGACAATGGCTGATATTATCTGGGTCGTTGTGTTTCTCTGCGTTCTCATCGCGTCCTGCTTTGGAATGTACTATTTCCAGGGTGAGAACAAACAAAAATTTGTGTTTTGCTTTTTGCTGGTAGCATTATCTTTTGAAGTCCTTGCGTTTCGGCTTCTGGATATTGCGTATACGGTGATTAACGCAGCAATCAAAGCCGCATAATGACCTTTTTGCAATTCTCAAACTGTTTTTTGGCAGACCTTCCAACCGAGGGCCTGCCTTTTTTATTGTTGCCAGGAGGAAAATCTATGAAAATCCGATTCTATACAACCAACAAGGAAGCTATTGTATTCGACCTCGAGGATATTTTGAAGCAGCTCAACATTGAAGAGCAGGTAGCCACTGTCGGCCTTGTCATTGAAAAAGACGAGGCCGAGGTTGAGGCAATCGCTCAGACAATACAAGACGATTATCCGAACATGTATCTCCAGGCAAAAGAATACGGACGGAATCTGACCTTGGCTTGTGCGGAGCTTCCGAACCCTACTAACCCGGATATTGTAACCTACCTCTATGCGGGCGATGATGCTACGGAAACTGACAGTTGGATTGCGAAAGTGAACAACACAATTCGTGCGCAAGGGGATAACAGTGAACGGCTCATCCATATTGACTCGAATCTCGCTGCCGTGGTAGAAGCAAACGAAACGGAACAAGGATACTATGCTTCCACCGTGTCGCAGCATGACAAGGCTACAAACGAAATGCTGAGTTTTCGACAGATTGCAGAGTCGTTGGAAGCTGTTGGGGATAACTACAAGTACCAGAGCGCAAGCAACATTCTGACTGCAAGAACCAAAGCGGAAAGAAACTACATTGTCCGGCTTATCAAGATGTATTGCGACGATACCAAATACCTTTCCGGTGCTATGCCGCAAAGTGAGTACCCGTTCTGTGTCCAGAACGTTGACGCTCTGAACCAGCGTGATGCGCAGTGGTCCGAAATCAAAGAGTATCTTGCACAGGACGAGAATCGCAACAAACTGGATGTGATTCTTGGCTTCGTGCCGGATGAGGAGAGCGACAAGACTCTAATTCTGCACAGCATTGAAGAAAAAGGGAAGGCCATGTCTGATTCTGAAATCGAAAAAGCATATAATTTGCTGTTTGGTGACTGTAGCAATGGATGAATAATCTTGCGCTTTCGTGCGAGACCCGTATAATTTAGCTTGTACGATAGATACCATCTACTAAGCACACTGTGTGCTCGTACAATTCACACTTCGCTTTTGGGCGGACTTCCCACACCGGGAGGTTCGCCTTTTTGCGTACAAAAAAGGAGTTTAACTATGGATAACGTATGGACAAATCTTGGCAACCGACTCGAAACTGCTTGGAAAAGACCAACAAGGCCCAACTCTAAACGCCCGAAAGACGGTGAAATCATCGACGAAGAGAAATCGGTGCGCTGGAACAGGGAAGAGGTCGTTCGCCGACAGAAAGCCTGGGATGCGGAATGCTCTCGGCTGAAGAAGGCGCAGAATGCAGAAATCGAACACATCTCGGAAGCTATCGAACTTCAAATTCAGGAAGACATCAAAGCCGAAACGAAACGCAGCATTTCCAAAAAGGCTGCAACCATCCTCTGGCAAAAAGCCTACGACCGTGGCCACGCCTATGGTTTCGCTGACATCTACTGTGCCATCGAAGACTACGAGGAGCTTGTTGTTGCCGTACTCACAAACGCTCGTTGAAAGAAAGGAAAATACCATGAAGCTGAATGAATACCTCGCTAAAAATGCCGTCAAGCTGATGATTAAGGGCTCTGGAGAAAAGAATCCTACGCGCCAGACCAATGACCTCGGCATGTACGATTATGTTGAGAACCTTGAAAGCGTCCTCGGCAAAATGGTCTGGATTTGCGATTATCGCGCAAATGCGGACCCGACCAAAAAGCCGATTCGTAACATCAAACCTACCCCGGTTGTTGTAACGGACGCAAAAGAAACGAGCAAAACCATCTATTATTCTCCGGTCTATTTTCGGCCGGTAAATCGGGGTAAGATTTCTTCAACCGTCATTGCCCCATTGGACAACACCGGGTATCGCTGCTGCTCCGGCACTTCCGTCAACATCTTCTACACGAAAGAAGAGTGCGTGAAGTGCTATCGGGAGCAGGTTCGACAGGCAGACGAGATTTATGAAAAAGAGAAGGCTCGCATCATCAAAGAGTTCGACGCTCGCATGCAGATTCTCAATGATTCTCTCACGCCGTTCAACGATGTCCCGCAGAGCGACTACACCGTTGTTGCAAAAATGGATGTTACGAACGATTCTCTCGGATACAATGAGAAAAATCGGCATTTTTATCTCGAGACGACCCGAACCATGATTCCGACTCGCTATACCATCGAAATGCTCAAGATGCAGGCACTGATTGGCCTGGTGGATGAACTCCGTGCAAACACCACCTGGCAAAAGGGCGTCCCTTTCCGTATCCTTATCAGAACAACAATTTTCGTGGATGGTATTGAAGATGTCAGCCAGGCCACAACGGAATCTCAAACCATTACCCTTTGATGAACTATAAAGAGCGCACGCCCCGTCTATAGCCGTAAGGCTTAGGTGGGGAGATTCACAAAAAAACAAAACAATACATGTGTGAGGTAAAATGTTATGTCTAACAACATGTCTATTTCTTCCATCAAGGAACATTATAATAATCTCTGCAGCAAAGCCAAAGAATGGAGTGCCGCCTACTATGAGCAGGATGCTCCGGTTGTAACGGATGAGGAATACGATTCCGTGATGCACGAGATTCGTGATATCGAAGCGGCACATCCTGAGTTCGTGACCGCTGACAGCCCTACACAGGTTGTTGGCGGCAAGCGTGTTCTCGGTATTCCGGTTGAACACCGTGTACCGATGCTTTCTCTGCTTGATGTGTTTTCCGATGATGAGGTCCGCAGCTTTGTGGATTCGGTGAAAGCTGAATACTCCGATGTAACCTTCTCTGTGGAGCGCAAAATCGACGGTCTGAGCTTGTCTCTTGTCTACGAACGTTCTGACGATGGTCTTGCCTATCTGACCCAGGCTTCGACGCGTGGTGACGGCCATGTCGGTGAGGATGTGACCGCCAATGTCGCAGCCCTCACTTGCCTGCCTCGCAGCATCGAGCTGCCCAAGGGTATCGGCAAAATCGAACTCCGTGGCGAGTGCTATATGTCGGAAAAGGACTTTGAAGCAGCCAATGCAAAGCAGGCGGAAGCAGGGAAGAAGCTCTTTGCGAATCCCCGCAACTGCGCTGCTGGCTCTCTGCGTCAGGCTGACCCGTCTATTGCACGAGAACGCAATCTGCAGGTGTTCGTTTTCAATGTTCAGAGCGTCAACAATGGTGATGCAGCACAGTTCAGCCCGTATCATTGTGACCAGCTGAACTATCTGCGTGACATCTGCGGTTTTAAGACCACCTATTACGCTCATTGCAATGACATTGATAGCATCTTGGCAGCCATTCACGACATTGAGGAAAAACGCTATGATATCGATTACCCGATTGACGGCGCAGTCATCAAAGTCGATGAACTGAGCATTCGCCAGAAGATGGGCGAGCGCACCAAAACCCCGAAATGGGCTATTGCATACAAGTATCCCGCAGAGGAAAAGGGAACTGTCTTGCGCAACATCCAGCTGCAGACGGGTCGTACCGGCCGCGTCACTCCTGTCGCGGTCTTTGACCCTATCCAGCTTGCCGGAACCCGTGTGGAGCGTGCAACGCTCAACAACGCCAACTTCATCAAGACTTTGGATATCCGTATCGGTGACACGATTGTCCTGCACAAATCCGGTGACATCATCCCGAAAATCACGATGGTGGAGCTGGAAAAGCGTCCTGCAGACGCTGTACCTTATGACATGGCAAAACAGGTCTGCCCCGTTTGCGGTGCGCCTATCGCGCCCGTCAATGGTTCTGTGGACCTCTACTGCACCAATGACGCTTGCCCGGCAAAGACTGTGAATCGCGTTATCCACTTTGCCTCGAAGTCCTGCATGGACATCAAGGGACTTGGCCCTCAGATGATTCAGGACTTGGTTGACAGCCGGTTCATTGAGAACCCCGTTGACCTGTACTGGCTCTATGAGGAGGAAGGCGAACTGACCAACATGTATGGCGCGAAGATTGCCAAGAAGGTTCTTGCTGCCATCGAAAAGTCCAAGGAGCAGAATGCCGACCGCGTCCTCAAGGGCCTTGGCTACCGTCTCATCGGCGGTCATGTTGCTCGTGCGCTGTTTACTCAGTGCAAGGCTACGAATGGCAACCTTCTGACACTGTCCACGCTCAATGTAGATACCATCAAGGAGTGCAACATTCCCGGTTTCTCTGACGTTATCTATGCTGCGCTCGATGCGATGCTTTCCAGCGCTGAATTTACGCAGGAAGTCAATACCTTGCATGATGCCGGTGTCAATCTTGACTACCATGCTCCGGCAGGTGTCAATGATGAGTCTGCGCCGTTCGCTGGCAAGACATTCGTTATTACCGGTACACTGCCTTCCATGAGCCGCGATGAAGCCAAGACTTATATCGAAGCGCATGGCGGCAAAGTCTCCGGAAGTGTCTCCAAGAAGACGAGCTATCTCGTTGCCGGTGAAGCTGCCGGTTCCAAGCTGGATAAGGCAAATTCGCTGGGCGTGCCCGTTCTGAGTGAGGGCGACCTCAAGGCCATGTGCCAGTAAGGAGGTCTTGTGGTATGTATGACTTCGACCGCATCGTAAAAGCTGCGGAGTCCTGTGACTTTCACGACGCATTTGCCTCTGACATCAAACGCTGTGAAAATGCTCTTGGCATGGGTGGCCTCATGGCAATCAATGCTGAATGTTGGCTTGATGTCTTGAGCGCCATGCCGGACGCTGAAATCGCAGAGTATGTCCACACTAAGTATAAGCCCGGTCTCTTGAATCCGTTTAAGGGAACGTCCTTGTACATCAAATCTTAACCTCTTGCCGCTTGCCCTTCACAGGGTGAGCGGCTTTTGCTAATATGTGCGAATCGCGTACACTAAAATAATAGAAAGAAGGCATCAATAATGAAATCACATGAAGCTCCTGTTACCGAAAGCATGCAACAATGTATCGACTATATCAAGCAGAATGAAGATGAAATCGCAGAATATGTGAATTCGCTTTTTCTTGCTCAGAAGGATGTAATTAGAGAGCAGCTTTTGGAGAGTTTGGCAGCAATGCTGAACCCCATTCCCACTCATTATGAATGGCGCAGCAATGATTGCCCGTATGATTATTCTGGTGAATTGTACGAAGATGGAAAGGTATCTTTGGAGCAGACTGTTAGTGAATTTCTCGAGAGCGAATATACTGGTGCAAGCCGCGCAACCTATGTATCTCACTATGGTCTATCATATAACACATATGGGGATAGTCTCTCGGACGACACCCTTGAGATTGGCTGCTCCATTATGACCGATGGAATTAAAGATTTCGTACAGAGGAATGCAGGGATTCCGTGTGAACGATTCTCCCGTGAAGAATTTTTCGACATCAAAACCGAATGTAACGAATTTGACCCGATATACGACGAATGCCGCGCCAGCGATTTCTTTTGGGCTACTGCCGCTGTAGAATTTGCAGGCATTGACAAAATGACTTTGAAAGAAGTTCTCGCCGCAGTATAAATTGTCACGAAAGCCGTTCACCGTTTGGTGGACGGCTTTTTCTTTTTGACATTTTTTGCGATTTCCCGATAATAGTGGAAACACCCAAAACAACGTGGAAACGTGACGATGCCTTGGCTAGTATCACCTCAAACTATACGGTGAAAGCAAATCTGACTCCAGGTGATTGGAGTGGTACAGTATCTTTTGTTTGCTCTGTATCGGAGAACTAAACACAATGTTGCACGACTTTGCACGATGTTGTAACATTCTAAAAAGCCACTAACACGCGTGCAAACTTTTTTCAAAAAAGTTTATACAGCTTCTTGACGGCGTGTGCGACACCCATAAAATAGATAATGTAACAGAGATATCATTGATTTGCCATAGTTCATATACCTCCTGGAAGAAGGACAGATGCCCATATTGGGTTTCTGTCCTTTTTCTTTTTGAGGATTCCCGCAGACTTTCTGCGTTTTATATAGATTTATCCCACGGAATGTGGACTTCTGACAGCCGAAGAAAAGGCTGATTACATAGAATTGTCATGCTAATCAGCATGGCGCGTATACACTGCGTCAATGTGTTTATATAGATGTTCCTGCACGCGAACGCCGCGTTAAGAGCGTATTTATATATACCGTATAACAATTACAAGCCTTCAAGGAGGACATTACCATGATTCGAAACATAATTTAGCGAGTAGACACCATCATTAGCAACCACGAAGCCAAAGCTAAGCAATTTGCAGTTAGCTATGGTTCATTCGTTCACAGTCTAATTAAGACCTAGCTGAGCAAAGATGGTGTGATACTCGCGCTCCTGCTGGAGCAAGTGAAACTGACCGAGGCCGCGAAAACTCTGCTGCTTTTGGCAGTAGTATCAATCGTTGGCGCATTTCTTGTCAAGAAAGTCTTCAAAAACTACAGCCACATCAAAGGATTGGCCGAAGACTTTCTGAAATCAGCTGACGTTTTCGGAGCTGTCAAAGAAGCAATTTCTGATATCGCCAGCGGCTCCTGTAAAACAAACAACAAAAAAGAATAATAACATCCCCGATATATGGGGCTCACATTGCTGTGGAGATAAATTCGAGAGCAGCACGGCAGCCCCACGTTACGGGGTTATATTATGGCTAAGAAGAATAACAACGTCACTTTCAACGTCGGCATCACCAACCATTACTTTGACGCTATTTCGCGCCAGAAGTTACCCATGAGCGATGCCGCTTGTGAACCGGTTGATAATGCCATCTCTAATTGCAAAGATGCCATTAACATCTTGGTCGCGATTGTGAAAGGCCATGCCAAAAACCTAATCGGTGTGGTTATTGCCGACTGGGGCAATGGTATGTCTAAGGAAAAGCTGCCGGAAAACCTACAGTTTGGCAACGGCCACAGCAATGAGGGCCCGCTGTGCATCCATGGCGTTGGCCTGAATAATTTCATTTTGGTTGCCACCCGCAACAAGTATCCCTGGTTCATTGCTTCCAAGCAGCCTGGAGAGGACAGCTATCACCGCGTTGACGGCCCGTTCGCCACGACCATGACGATGTCCGAGCAAGAAGAGATTCCTATGGCAGATGTCGTTATGCGTGAGCAGTTTAAGGCTCTTGGCGCTCCTTCTACCATCATCTATGTGGAGATGGACAAGGCTACCGCCAGCACCATGCTGACAAAGAACGGCAGCTGCGCTGAGAGCCGGGTCACCAGCCTGAACGTGCTGCGTACCTGCCTGGCTGAGCACTTTGGTGTCAAGTACCGCAATTACTTGGCACCTGACGCTACCGGCGTTGCTCCCGCCCGTATCCTGATTCCTGATTTCCATATGGCGAATGGCAAGACGTGCGATGTGCTCGTTAAGCCTATTTTCCAGCCGTATAAGGAGAAGCAGAAGGAAAAGAACTTCACTGTTGACTATGATGGGTACGAGATTCCTGTCAAGGTTGAGTGTGGTCAGCTGGATACGGATGCGACCAAAGGTGTTGTTACTGGTGGCTATGACTTGAAGCATTTCTACCAGAACAACATGCTTACGCAGGGCTTGGATATCCAGCTCGGCGAGCGTGTTATCGCCACCGCTCAGTTTGATACCATCTGGGACAAGGCTCGTCACCCGGCCTTCAACGCTTTCACCGGCGTTGTTGCTGTTGATATTTCCGGTCTGCCGCGTGGGTTCTTGAATACCCTCGCCAACAAGTCGGATATCGACCTGAGCGACAAGGGATGGCGTAAAATTTTCGACGCTATTGCCGAAAACGTGAAGCCTCTCGAAAGCGAGCCTCTCACTCTTGAGAAATATGCGCAGGATTTTGCAAATCGGCTGGTTGCAGACACCGGGAATGAAGTTGAACTCCAGTTCCCTCTGTACGCAAACCGGACTCGTATCGACGTTCTGGAACACATCGATGAGGCCCACTGCAAGATTTATGACTTCATGAGCGGCGTTGCTACTTTGAAGTCTGTAACCGAGCTGCGGACTCATTGGGATGGCATGGTTGCACAGGGCATTCAGCCTTTTTCGGCTGTGATGTTCTGCAATAAGCGCGGTCCTATGCTCAAACATACCTGCGACGAGATGAACACTCTCGTGCAGGCTATGAATGACGAGGACTTCTACATGACCCTCGAAGCTGCTGGTGGTGATGCATCTAAGATGCCGCACTACAACTTCGATGTTATTCTTGACCAGAATATCCCCGTGAAGAAATAACATCACTTGCCGTCATCCGAAAGGGTGGCGGCATTTTTTGTTGAGCTATTGCTTAAACATCAAGATTCCTCATGTGGTGTGTAGCGTTTTGTACCGATATATGCTATAATTGGCACAAAAAGGAGGAACCGACATGGCAGAAAATAATAACAACGGTGGCAAAAACACTAATATCATCACCAAAATTAACGATACCATTTCCAAAGTCCTGGGCGATTTCCCGCCCGTTGTTCAGACAATCGCAAAAATCGTTGTCTTCGGTGGGCTCATCCTGCTTATTGCTAAAGCCATCGGCTATATTTTCCCGGTTATTGTGAACGTTCTTTTCAACCTCTTAGTCAAAATCGTTGGCTTCTGCATTCTGGCAGCCTTTCTTTACGGCTGCTGGTACGAGGTAAAACTGCAAATGACTCGCGATGAAAACTCCTTCCTGCTGAATGAACGACTCAAGTATCAGAAAAAAGAGTATGAGGAGCGCGAACGCAGGAGACAAGAGAGAGACAACAAACGCTAAAATACTACAACACACAAGCTGTCCAGCTTCGGCTGGGCAGCTTTTTTTGTTTTCCTATTGCAGGTTCTTGCGAATTGCATACCATGAAATTTGTAGAAAGGAGTTTCTCATGAAAACACTCGAATCGATTTTCAGTAGAACTGCACAGTTTGGCTTTCTCATTTATCTGACCGGCTGCTTTGGCCTGTTGATTGTTTTAGGCGCTGCAGTCGCAAAATGGCTTAAACTCATCGACGTAATTCAATATATTGCCTTTGCTTTTGGACTTGGACTCCTCACTTTGCTTATCGGCGTGGTGGGTCTCTCACTCCTCGGCATTAGGCAAAACCGCAAACATAAGGAGGCAAAACGCGCATGAGTAAAAAGATTATCAATATCACCGCAGCTGCCATGGCACTCGCCGTGACACTTTCCGGCTGCGCCACAGCTGTGGTTCAGGAACGGAAAGACCAGGCGACCGCAGCGGCAAGTGCCGAAGCAGCACAGGCTGCCGTCACAGCAACGCCGGAACCGACAGCAGAACCGACCCCGGAACCCATCAATGCCTGGTCTTTGTTATCGAATCTCCCGGATTTCACGCCCGGCACGCTGGACAATCCTGACACTACCTGGCCGGACGGCATTCCGATGGGGCAGAGTCCTTTGTCTTACGATGACGGCAGCAAGTTCTATTCGCTGCGCAGCGTTGATACCGGCAAGACACTGGATATCACGGACGTTGCATTACAGGATGTACGGGATTTGCCTGTAAAGGGATATCTGAAATTGAACGAACTCGAAAACGGCGATACAGTCATTGGTGAAATCAATGCCGAATCTACAGGCGAAGGCGTGGAAAAGGAAATCAGCGATTTCTCAATTCACACTGCCAGCAAGGATGACGGCTGCGACTATTATCCGATTGGATATAACGGCGGTTCACCGACCTTGATGCTGGACGGTCGTGCAGCCAATGATGATGGCATCAATATCGGCGATGCGTTCCTTGACGGCCTCTATTATTCGTCTGTCACTCCGGACAAATTCGACGGCTATCCAACTGACGGAGAACCGAAAGAGCAGTTCAACTTCCTGTATGGCTTGTTTGGCAATCCGTCCGGGCTTTATTGGACGAACAACGATTCTGTCGCTTTCGATTCCAGCAAGCAGTACCGTACTTTCGAGGATTTCCGGGATGCGCACTATGATGTCGAAATTGGCGACAAGAACTTCTATCTGGTTTGGAACTATGACGGCTATAGTGTTGTCGCAGCATGCAATGATACCTTTGACAGCGCCGATGTAAAAGGCACTGCCATTCGAGATGTCTATCTGTTCCCGAACATGACGGAAACCAAGTACCTGGTTGAGAATTCCGGCAGCCTGATTAGCGGTTATCTGGGTTATGGTGAAGCACCCGTCATCTTGACTGGTACATACGCATCAGTCAACAGTGATTCGACTGTCGAACAGGATACAAGCGTGGAAGAAAACACCGACGCTGAATCTGGTGACAATTCCACGGCGGACGAAAACGCTGAGTCCAGTTCCGATGATAACAGCGACAGCTCGGAAAATTCAGATTCCTAATTCTTAAAAAATAGTTATTGCGTATTCGTGCGAAACGCATACAATAAAAATTGTATGATAGATAACAGCACACATACGCTATAATTTCACAATTCTGAGAAGCAGACTATCCGTTTGGAGGTCTGCTTTTTTTGTTGGAATTTTGCGGTGCTTTGCTGACGTTTATCGTAACTAAACACTACAAGGAGAAATAAAAAGATGACCGTAACGAACACTGTAACAGAAACAGAACACTTAACTCCCCTGCGTTCCGCTGTAGAGCACATCAACTGGAATACTTTGTACCAGCAGAAAATGGCTCTCGAAGAAGTCTCTGACATGCTCTATGCCAAGAGAAAAGAGGATGACACGTTTGGCAAGGCTTCCGCCTGGCTCGAAAGCGTCATTGCACTCATGGAACGCTTGGGGGATGCAGCAGAAGAGGAAGGAAAGTTTAATTATCCCGAGCGGGACGAAAACGATGAACATCTGGATAACAGGTTCAATCATGTGTTGAATCAGTACCCGGATGTGGATATCTGACCAGTTCATATCAGGAGGACAATGATGCGGATTAACAGCAGTTGTGTGCTTCACAGCACCACGAGTCTCAACGCAAGAGTTCTTCCGCTCATTGGACGGGTCGGAACTCTTGAGCTGTCAAGCGGACAGCCACTCGTATTCAAAACAACAACACCAAAACAACAAGACGTCCTGCGTACCAGCACAGTAAAAGCTATTGGCTTTGCAGGAAGCAGAATTTTTGTCAAAACCGAAAGAGGAACCCAATACACATTTGAATTTCAGTAACAACCAAGCGGCCACTAATCTCATTTTTTTATAGATTGGCGGCCGCTATTTTTTTATCAATTTGAAAGGAAGTTTTTATCATGAATTTCATCAATGCCGCCACCAAGAAAGAACGCACCCATGTAGAAGAAATCATCAAGTCTCAGCCTGCTATGCCTCATGAAGGCATAACTGCCACTGAGATTGGTATTTGCGGCAAGCAGAATCTTTTCATGGACGTTTATTGCCCGGATAACGATGCCGAAAAGCATCCGATTATCATCGATATCCACGGCGGCGGCTTGATTGCTGGCCGAAAAGAACAGAACCAGAACCTGGCAACCTGGTTTGCCAAAGAAGGGTATCTCACCTTTGTTCCGGATTACCGTCTGGTTCCTGAAACCAATGTTTTCGGTCAAATCACCGATGTCATCAATGCGTTTGCTACTGTAGCTGAACGCGCTGAAGACTTCGGTGGTGACTTGAATCAGGTCTTTGTAGTAGCCGACAGCGCTGGCGCATTCCTTGCCTGCATGGCAAGCTCTATTCTCCGCTATCCTGTCAAGATGCAGCCGGTAGAGGACGAACTGGAAGAGAACGTACCCGAGGCAGCCAAGAAGCTCGTCATCAACGCGATGGGCCTGCAGAGCGGTATGTATTACATCTACAAGGGCCAGGTAGGTTTGCTTCAGAACTACTATATGTCTAAGGGCTGGAAGAATCACAGTTATGCTGAGTTCATCAAGCCTGAAACCTATTCCAAACTCATCCCCCCGTGCTATATCTGCACCGGGAAAAAGGACTTTCTCAAGAAACAGACTTTTGGGTTTAAGAAATGCCTCGAAAACGAGCGCGTTCACCACGACTACGGGTTTGTTTCCAAGAGAGAAACGGTCCATGCTTTTGCAGCGCTCTATCCTGAGACTGAATCTGCAGTCGGTGTGAACCGCGAGATGATTCGATTCTTTGACACCTTCAAAAAATAACAAGGAGCATATTTTATGACTCACAACGAAATGGTTCATGGTCTCTGCACGCAGGAAACTATTACCGTACAGGACTTTGCTGAACTGATACGATTCACGCTCGATGCCAATGAAGAAGTCATCTACGACGGATGGATTAACGTCTACGTCCCTATCTGGTTTGATGCAGACAAAGCATTTGGCCTTGATTTGAACTCAGAAGAAAATGCAGATTGGATTAACATGTACATTGACTGGCATCCGGACGATACCATTCGTACATACATTTCCTACTGCAACAATTCCACCGATGACCCCGACTTCAATCTCGAAATCATCATGAGTCCTCGCCATCAGGAGCTGTTCAACGCTCGTTTCGAAGAACAGTTCAAGGCTGCTTATCACATGAGTGTCGAAGAAGCGTGGGCTAAATTCGGCACCGAATAATATAGTGAGGAGATATATCATGGCACGTAAAGAAATCAAAATTTTCATGGACGCCAAGGAAGCTGCCAGTTTCCTGAAAACTATCGATTGGTCCTGGCTGTTCGGCTTTCTCAGTGAGCGCTATAACGTTTCGCTCAGCCCTCACAAAGAGCTGAAAGACAACGGCGCAGCAATCATCAAGGTCGAATGGCCTGATGAACTGATTGAAAAGTGCGGAATGATGGCTGATGTCTTCTCGTCAGTCAAGCTCGTCACGTTCGATTCGTATTTCAAGGAAATCGTGGAATACGATGAAGATAAGTTCAATGAAGAACGTGAAGCATGGCTTACCAATCCGACAAAGACGTTCAGCTATCTCGATTGCGATGGCATCGTCAAGGAACGTACTCTTGCGCTGAACATCTCCCTTCGCTATACGCTGTATGACGGAGGCTACAATTTCGCAACGCTGCTCTATGCGGTTTATTCCGATGTGAACGGCTGGACTATCCAAATGGAAAAGGAGTAATGGCAATGGTTGAAATGGCATTTAAGGTAAATCCCGGCACCACTTTCTACAAGAATTATTTCGCAACAAAGGAGGAAAAAGCGCATTTCATTGAAATTGCAAAGCAGTTCTTCGACAAATATTTCCCTGATGAGAAGCTCTCGTATGTTTTAAATGACCGACTGACTGTTGATTTGAAGCCGGAGCTGCTCGCCAAATACGAATCTCAGGTCATGAAACGCCGTGACCCTCACGGTTTTGTCATCTTCAAACAGCGTTCGCCCATGAACTGCCTGTGGGAAGATGAGGTCTGTAAGAACGTGAACGGCAAGAAATTCCTTGCCAACCAGTTCTGGTGGGCCAACTTCAACGGTTTTGGCCGCATCACTACGGAGCTGTGGGATGATGAGCAGGGAAATATCTACGGATATTATTCCTGCGAATATGCAACTCGCAGCACCAAGGTTCCAGACACCGTTACGCAGATTAAGCTGAGTGAATATTACGCGGCTTACGAAGCATACACGGAAGCCAAAAAAGCAACTGCTGACGCCGCTGCTACAGCTTGACGCTGCTTGCGATGCCGGTAAAATTGTGAATGTACGATAGATAGCATCTGCGCATTTCAGCGCTCGTACAATTCACAAACTGATACAACTAGGCAGACTCATCACCACGATGGGCCTGCCTTTTTTGTTTACAGAAAAAGGAGAAAAATATGAACACAAAACGAATCAAAGAATTGGCTGCACTGACCGATGGAGAACTTGCAAGGAAACTTCTCATCCAGGAGTTTGGCAATGACTCTGAAACCCATTGGGGAAACAACGCACACGATGAACGTGTGATGGTTACTATCAATCCAGACGGAATCGCTCAAAGGACCTGGGAAGCCGACCATTGGGTTCGCCTTGACGAATTCGACAAAGACGGTTTCTATGCCCGTGAGATTTACGAGGGAAAATGGGTCGATGAGCCATTGCCCATAAACGTCATTGCACGAAATGTCACAATTGCTGCACCGAAACCTATTCAGCAGGAATCCAAAGACACTGAAATTCTTCGAGCGGCACAAGTCCTGTGCAAGCAGCTGACCGGAGATGACACCTTTGGATGGAATCCTGAGCTTCTTGCACAGATTGCGGATTGCACGGCAGCTTTGCTTGCCACCAACGGAATCAGCTCTCATTTTCCGAGCGCCAATACTGAACCCATCTGCTCTTGGGAAAAGCCGGTCGTCGAATATCAGCGTCCGGATTACGCCCTGGAGTATGGTACTAACTACTAAAACGAGGAGGATATCATGGCAAAAAACTATTTTGGTGTCGTTCTGACCACCAAGGAACACGATAAATATCGTCTTGTAGTATACCGCTACAAGGACCCTGGCATCCTTAATACCTGCCCGATGTGTCAGCTGCTTCGGGCCATTCACAAATTCCAGCAGGAATACACTGAAATTCACCGCGAACATTGCAGCCGTATCCCGCCTCGCAAGTGGTACGAGCTTGGCAGAGTAATGCCGAGTATCGTTCTGCGGAAATACGGCCTGGAAAAGCATTACGAGATGTCATTTGAGCCGAGTCGCGTGCCTCCAGCTTCTGCGCTGAAACTCATCCCTGGTGCGACCGCTTCTAACTGGAAGCAGTACATCTGGTACGTTGATGGTGATGTGACGATGCTTGGCTAAAGACCATTGCACATTCGTGCGAGACTCATACAATTAGAATTGTACGATAGATACCAGCAATCGAAAAGGTGCTTTGCCTTTCGTACAATTCACATTTCGCTTGAAGGCGGACTTCCAATATCTGGAGGTCCGCCTTTTTGCGTACTTACAAAAAAAGGAGTGTAAATTATGTTTATCATCACAAAAACTTTTACCGATGACGAGGGCCATCTTTTCACAAAGGTAAATCCAAAGCAGTATTCCACTCCCGGAGAAGCATACGATGCTATGCGTGAGGATTACCTCAACGAGCTCAAAAGCCGAGGTCTTGAGGACAACGGTAGTTCCAATGACGATGGCGAATCCTGCCCTGGCGGATACATCATCAGCGATGAGGCTCAAATCTACGATTTTGCCCAATACACCCCGTATGAACAGCTTCTTCCTGCTGTTTTGTTCGGAGTCCATCGGATTGGTTAAGGAGAATCGCAATGGCTAAGAAAAGTGCAAGAAAAGAAATCACAAAAATCAACCTGAAACAAGCTGCGCTCGAAGGTCTTTCCTACGAGAGAGCCTGTGAAACTGCCAAGCGTGCAGGGAAACCCTCTTATCGCTTCACGGTCGGCGATAAAGTACAGGTTGGTCACCTTCTAAACTGCGTTGTTGACGAGGCTCTGGAAGGCGGGTACATGTATCTTATCCGCAGTGGTGCAAATTGTGACGACTATTCCTGCTGGGCCTGGACAAGTGTTCGCCCACTGGATAATGGCAATAGCACGCATTTTGCCAAGCGCAATTCTGCACTGTCCCGCCTGCACTACTCAAACCGCAGCATGTACTCTCTGCTCAGCTTCCAATACCTGTTCGGCGTTGATTTCAACCCTGATTATCAGCGTGGTTCTGTTTGGGGTGATGAGGACAGGGAAAAGCTGTTGGACAGCATCTTTATGGGTCGCGAGATTGGTCGTTTCGTCTTTAAGCAGCTGCCATTCACTCGCACAAACAACGATGGCAACTACTATGAAATCGTTGATGGCAAGCAGCGTATGTTGACCCTGCTTGCTTTTTACGAGAACCGATTCCCGTACAAAGGCGTATTTTACAACGACCTTTCCGCACAGGACAAGAACTGGTTTATGGATGCCTCCATTGGCGTTGCTGAGATTGACCAGAGCGTAACTCGCGCAGAAGTCTTGGAAATTTTCCTTGCCATGAATGAAGGCGGTAAGCCTGTCGCAAAGGAAGTCCTCGACCATGCACGCGAATTGCTAAACGAAGAGAAGGGAAAAGGATTATGATTCCTATGTTCAAACAAAAGGTCGGTATGACGAAAATTTATGCAAAAGGAATCGCAGAACTCTTTCTTATTCGCTGCAATCCCTATCATTGGGACGGCAGCGGGGAAGTGCCTGATAACATCAGCTTCGATGTGTACAAGCGCAAAATCGATGAAACATACGATGGCTGCACACTCGAAATTCAGCTTTGCAAACCTGATGGTTGTCTTTGCTATGCGGCTTCTGTTCACCTGTATGAAGGCGAATTCTGGACAGGGCACGGCATTGGCTGTTTCGACAAGACTGCGATTTGCAACGACCCTGGTTCTGTCGATGCCTTGACAAGCGCCATCATACGAGTGTGCATGATATACGAAAATCTCACAAATTTCCGCAAGGTTTTCGTCAAGTGCCTTACCATCAGCCAGAAACGAATGAACGAAATCAAGCAGTATACCGATGACGGCAAAGAGCAGGATGAGATTGAGTTCGAATCCGTTATCTTCGCCGATGGTATGCACATGGATGTTCGCTGCATTCCACACCACAATGGACCTTCCTGGTGCGAAGCGGCTATTTATCGTGAGGATGAGGATATCGTCACGTCTGAGCCGAGCAACTCGTTCTACAACCATTGGGTTTGCCAGACGGCAAACGCCACCTACCATCTTTATATGGGTATTGATGACGAATAAAACTTGACGCGTCTTGCGAACAGCATATCATAGAAATTGTACGATAGATACCAGCAATCGAAAGGGCGTTTTGCCTTTCGTACAATTCACAATTTCGCATGAAGAGCGGACTTCCCATATCGGGAGGTCCGCTCCTTTTGCGTTATAACAACAAAAGGAGTGTATTTTTATGAAAATGACAATCACGGGCCAAATTGATGGCAAATCCGTGCTGATAACTATTCCGATTGAAAAAGTTATCGAAGCTTTCTGGCCTTACGCCACCAAACCTTCTGCTCTCTCTGTTTCCACTGAGCTTGACACAGACGGCATCAGTGCTAACTTTATGCTCGGCCAGGAAACGAAGGATTCTTATCCCGGTATCTGGCTCACCAGCAAAAACAGCAATACCGGTCGTGCAGGTTTCTGGTTCTGTTTGGAGCTGCCGAACGAAACCAACGACATGGTAAAAGGCTATCTGTACGCTGGCGATGATGAAACAGAGACGGACCAACCTCTAGCTGTTATCGCTGATGGCGTTCGCAACGACGACGATGACTCAAAGCGCATGCTTTGGGTGGATGAGTCGTTGACTCACGTTGAACCTCTAACCAATAACTATCTGAAACGCCAAGGCGCTGTCACCGAAAAGCAGCTCGATGAACGTGACTTCTGAGTAAATATCAAAAAGCATCTTGCCAAACAAAATAAATAACAAAAAGGAGAGTAAAACTATGTATCTCGAAACTATCAATGAAAAAGCATTTCGTTCTTTTCTTTCTAATCCCGACATTTCCGTTTTGGACGGTAACGTTCTGGATAAGCACCACAACTCGGATTTCTACCGTTTTGTCCGCGTTCCTCTTTCCGATGGCGAGCATAGTGTCGAGGCATTATTTGGGCAAATGTGCAGTAACTATCCCACCAGCATGAGCAAAAACCATTTTTATGAACAGCATAACCTTGAGTTTATGGCTTATGTTGTGGACCACGAAAAGACCTATGCTGAAAGCTATGAGTTCCTGCGATTGTTTGATGTCACCTCTGCTTACACTGGTCCCCATTCCGCAATGGGTGAGATGACGAAAACGCTGTGGGATTATCTGGAGCAGAAAACAATTCTCGACCCTGACTATCTGAACACGCCCGAATTGCAGAACGAGGCTTATGAAAACGCTGTCAAACAGTATGTCCTGCAAAAGAAAGACACCGCATTTGAAGAAAGCCTTCGTAAATTTCTTGAGCACATTGATGACACTGCGACCATCGAGTTCTTTGCTAATCCTACCGGATGGGCGGAAAGGGTAGTCAATGTCCTCGATAAGAATCTCACTTCTCGCGATGGCACACCTTTCAGCGAAAGCATCGGGAAAAAATTCGTTGCCGTCCAACGTCTTACCCAATCAAGGAGGCTGGAGTTCCAGTCCAAGCCACATTGTTGGGAAAGTGAGTGCCGTAGTTTGTTTGCTGCGACTGCAAAAGCAAAAAACATTCGGCTCGTTATTGAAGCCAATGGAAAAGAAATGCAGGTGCAATATCCTGTTTCCAACCTGATTACTTTTGAAATGATTAAGAATAAGGTCATTTCTGCATGGGCTATTGCACCGCGCAAGCTCAGCGATGAAGTGAAAGAATTTCTTGCGGAAAACTGCGCTGACTACAGTAAATACTGGTCTGATATTCCCATGAAGACTGTCTCTCGCATTGAAAGCGGTCGCAAAGTTCTTTGGGAGAATCCTTACTTTGAGGGAAACAGAAAATAATGATAGCCGTCAGAACAAATTGTGCCGACACTTGATTTGCTTCACCAGAGTCCTGCAGAAATGCGGGGCTCTTTTTTTATTGCCAAAATATGCGATTCAGCTAAAATGAAAATTGTACGATAGATACCATCTACTTGGCGCGTTTTTTTGCGTTCGTACAATTCACAATTCTGCAAGCAAAGAGCAGACTCACCGTCTTGGTGGGCCTGCCTTTTTATTTGCTCAACTACAAAAAATGGAGTGTAAAAATGAAAATCAAAGTCAAGTTCCTGAATTGCTGGCAGGAAAACTATCCCGAGGAAGGGCCGGAAGTTGTTTGTGTTTTTCTCGATGAAGTGAAACGCATAAAGAAAACAACCCCTTCGCACCTTTTGAACGACGCTTTGTTGGATTGCTATGTTCACGATGGCAAGTTTGTAACCGCATCTTATGGCTATCTGAAAGCAGGAAAGCTTGCATCGAAGGAAGAATACCTGCCGTTGCTCACTGAGCTGTACTATGTCGGCTACAAAAAGAATGAGTTAGAAGTCTGCCAATTTGCAAGGATTTGACTTCCAAATCCTAAAACTATCACAACAAGGAGAAAAAATCATGAGTACCACAAATAATATGAATACACGTTTATTCATTGACATGGACGGCACCCTCGCCGTCTGGAAGCAGGCTGCCTGCTTTGAGGACCTGCTTCAGCCGGGGTATTTCAGAGATTTGCCGCCCTATCAGACGGTTTTGGACGCCGTGAAGATTCTTTGCAACACAAAACCAGAACTTGATGTGTATGCACTTTCCGCCTATATGCCGGAAAACCCATATGCAGTTCATGAAAAGAACGCCTGGCTCGACGCTTATCTTCCGGAAATTGATTCCGAACACCGCATCTTCGTTGCGTGCGGCAGCAGCAAAGCCAGAGCCGCAGCAAACCGCCTGAAAACACCGTGCATCGACAACTCTTTTGTGTTGCTTGACGACTACTCGGTGAATCTTCATGAGTGGAAAGCCAATCGTGGCAGCTGCATTAAGCTCCGCAACGGCATCAACGGCAACGGCGGGACCTGGAAAGGTGAATCTGTCACTCGATTCGATACCGCCGAAAACATTGCAGACCGTATTTGGAGTATCATCAAAAAACAAATGCAATGAGCTAAAGGAGAAATACTATGTTTCCAAATATCAAAATTGTCGAAGCCATCCGCAAAGAATACCCCGCTGGAACGCGGGTTCGGCTTGTCAAAATGGATGACATCCAGGCACCACCTCTTGGTACAGAAGGTACGGTTGTTGGTGTCGATGATACCGGCAGCCTCCTGATGCACTGGGACAACGGTTCACATTTGAACATTGTTTATGGTTCGGATGAGGTTGAGAAAGTCTGACAAGCAGACTTGCTCAAACGTGCGATTCCACTAAAATTGAAATTGTACGATAGATAACAGCCCTATGGCCGAAATGCGTACAATTTACAATTCTGCAAGACAATCAGCAGACTCACCATCTCGGTGGGCCTGCTTTTTGCTTTCAAACAATAAAAGGAGAAATAATTATGTATTGCATTCAGTATGACGAAATCTGCAAAAAGCACAATTTTGAGCTGAAACACGATGCCCTTGGTGAACGCGTAACCCTCGAGTACCCAGCCGATTCTGTCCCGAAAGATACCATTCGTCTTTTTCAAAATCATCTTCCTGAGGGAGTATCGGCTATGGCTGAAAAGTACAGCAGCGACCGTTTTGCCATATTCAAGTACAATGCTGCAGCGGCAGCAGGGAACACCATCGGTCTTACTGAGACCCTGGAGAAAAACAAAAAGGTCTCCGCAGCTCTCTCTGATTTGGCGGACGACCTGAAACAGGCAGAGCTGGAAGCCAAGACTTGGGTTTGCACCGACCCTGATACATGCCAGTGGCGACGTCAGGTTGGCGGAACCCGATACGAGCTATACGACACTTTCGAAGCTCCAAATGGCACCTATTTTGTCGTACACGGTGAAGTAGACCCGACCGAGCTTGACCCGGATGACTACGACCAGCTGCTGGAGGCATATTCCGGTTTGCTGGACTCTGCCAACTGTGAAAGCGAACGCTGGGCATTGATTGCTGAGGCGCAGTTTGAGACCGAAGAACTCTCGATGGAGCGCGAACGCTTTTCAACTTTTGAAGGAGCCGAAAGGGCAATTTGGAAAAAGGTTGGGGCTGACGTTTCAGATGAGAATTCTGCGACCGAAACCCGCCTTGATGCGATTCGGAAACTCGATAAGTTTCATCTTGCCGTCTTTCTGAACGATGTTCACAGCGGTGCAAAAGACTTTCCTTCCAACAACATGAGCTGGTGTGACTGGCTCAATAAGCCGGATGACGGACACTTACTGGATAGAAAATCCTAAGTACATTTGAATAAACACTTTAGGCTGTTCACCTTCGGGTGGGCAGCTTTTTGTTGCTAAAACGTGCGAATTACATACCATGAATAGTGGAAATCAAAGAAAGGGATGGCACCTATGTATTCCATCACGAAAATGTGCTACAGCAAAAAAGATGTTGAAGCTGTGTATCTTTTTCTGAGCGACTTGTGCAGTGAATACAGCAATTTTCGGCAGTGGTATCACGATACCGTTGTCCCTGGCTTAGCAAATGGGGAAAGACTGATTTACGCCGTCACTGACAATGAAGCGATAGTCGCGGTTTTGATTCTAAAAAATGCCGACGAAAAGAAGATTTGCACGTTGAGAGTTGCTGAAAACCATCGCCATCAAGGCATTGCATCAATGCTCTTAACCCTTGCTTTTAGGGAACTGCAATGTACAAAGCCGCTCATCACCGTTTCGTCATATCATATCGATGAATTCAAGCCTCTGCTTGAGAAAAGCGGGTTTGTTCTTTATGCGAAATATCCAAACTTCTACAAGTGGGGAATTACGGAGTATGCTTTCAACGGCTGTTTATCCGAAAGTGTTGACCTTGAAAGTCGAAACGAAAAGTTTGACACCGAGGCACTCTGGTGTTCTCTTGAAGCCCCGAATACGCTGAACCCGTTCGTAACCGGATACCTGTATTCCGGCAACAGCGAAACGGAAAGCGATGAATGGCTGGTTCGCATTGGAGACGGATATCGAGCTGCTGATGACGATTCTCCGCGACTTATTTTCGTAAACGAAGAAGCTGTCAGCATTCAGGATTCCCGTGGAGAATTCGAAGGTGAAAACAAGTATAAATGGTTTGCCGCTACAGAGAAGCAGTTTGACAAACCGTTCAGCTACGTCAATTTCGGAACGCGTTTGGAGGAGGCTACGCACGGTTGCGTAAAGCGTATTCAATCCATGATTGTCTCGAAGGATGAGGCTACTGTAAACCGCATTGCGGATATGTTGGATTCGATGGGTTTCGATGCCGTTACCGGATATTTCGACCCCAAGGAAGACGAACGCAGCGGCGAGGTGGATTCTCTGACGGGATACTATTACGTCTGTATCTAAAACAGCTTGGGAGGCTTGTATGTACTACAAAACTATCACAAAGGAAATCTTTGATTCCTATATTGGAAATGACTCGGATTCCGTTCTGGAGGGTGTTCTCACAAACAATTTCGGAAACACTACTTTTCGGCGCTTTGTGCGCGTTCCTTTGGCTAAGGGAGAGCATTATGTCGAAGCCCTCTACGCGCAGAGCTCCTTCTCTTTCCCTCTGGCTATGGGCGTGAGCCATTTCAGCATTAAGAATGGTCTCGAGTTCATGGCGTTCATCGTTGACCACAAAGAGACCTACTGCAAGTCTGTTGAGTTTGCTCTGCTCTTTGACGATTATAGGCAGGCTAATTCAAACTGGGTCACGACTGAAATGAGAGAACAGTTTCTCGCGTACATCGAGAGGACTTGCACTCCCTCCGCCGAGGTGATGAAGGACAAGAAATTTCAGTCCATGACATACGAAAGCGCCGTCAAGCAGTATGTGTATGACAGGAACAACGACACCACATCGCTCGACTTGATGCTGAAACTCCTTGAAAAGTTCGACGATTCCGTCATTGTTGACTACCTTGCGAATCCTTCCGGCTGGGAAGAGCGGTTTGCCAAGGCTCTGGAACGGTCCGGAATCGGGGAATCGTTTGCCAAGGAATTTGCTGAACCTTTCGTGGCATATCTGGTTCAGACCCGGCAATATCTGGATGCGTTCAGCGCAGACCCTTCTTGCTGGGAAATTATCTACAAGAATCTGATGGCTGCTGTCAAAGACCGCAAAACTGTTCGCCTGAACATTGAAGCTGGCGGCAAATCTATGCAAGTCGTGTATCCTGCTGTCGGTATTGAGTCCTACGATACGATTAGGACTAAAAGTCTTGACACCTTCGCGATTTCCCCGGCTCGTCATCAGGAAGAAGTGGAACATTTTCTGGAAGAAAATTGCCAATGGTACGGTCGTGGACACCGGCACAGTATTACCTTCAAGGTTATCGTTTCCGTATCGAGCGGGCGCAAGGTTCTTTGGGAAAACCCGCTGTTTGGGAAATAATCGAAATACCGTTGCGTACTCGTGCGAACGGCGTAAAATAATAACTGTACGATAGATACCATCTACTGAGGCGCTATCTGCGTTCGTACAATTCATAATTTTGCTTTAAGGCGGACTTCCCGATTTTGGGAGGCCCGCCTTTTTGCGTTCACAAAGCCCGCGCCAAGGAAGCCCACTGCGTGAGCGGTGGGAGTACATCACAATCTAAAACGGAGGAAAACCAAATGAAAGTAAAAGGAATAATTGAGTCTGACGTTGATACTTTTAAGGTCGGAGACGTCATCGAGGTCAAACTTGCAGATGGTGTAAAGGTACAGGCTATGGCAGTGCAGCAAGAAGAGGACGGCATGATTTTCTGTCTGGCCGATTGCCTGCCTGGCGAGCACCCGATGAACAGCACCAGTACCAATGAAGGAGGTTACGAAGAGAGTGACCTTCGTAAAAAGCTGAATGGTGAGATTCTGAATCTCTTCTCGGCAGAACTCAAGGCTATGATGGCCCCGTTTAACAACGGTGACCTGCTCCGTCTGCCGACCGAGAAAGAGATTTTCGGAAAGAACTACTACGGTGAGTGCGAAAGCCTGTGTGTGAAGCAGTGGGAGCCCATGAAGAAGCGCAGAAACCGTATGGCGTTCGACGGCACTAAGGATGAGAACTTTCAGTGGTACTGGCTGACGAACAAGGTTGAAGATTTCGCTTCCCGTTTCGCTAGTGTCGACGCAGGCGGTAATGCGGACTACTACAACGCTTCCAATTCTATTGGCATTCGCCCCACTTTCAAAATCAAGAACCATTAACGCTTTTTGCACAAACTCTTTTTCTTGACCATTTATGCAAACGGCATAGAATAGTATTCGTACGATAGATACTATCCACAGGGACGCTATTTGCGTTCGTACAATTTACAATCCTGCTTTAAGGCGGACTTCCAGATTTTTGGGAGGCCCGCCTTTTTGCGTCAAAAAAGGAGATTTGTATGTTTATTCTCGCAAAATCTTTCACCAACAAAAAAGGGGAAATGTTTCTCAAAATCTTTCCGAGGCAGTACCCATCCATCGAAACAGCTCATGCCGCTATGCAGTCGGACTATCAGGAGGAGCTCAAAAAACGCCACCTCGACCGAAGCGACGAGGAAGCGGTTCCCAGCTCGTATTATATCGACACCACTGAGGCAGCTATATATGAGTGTCAGGATTATGCACCGAATTGGCTGACTGTCTCGGTTTTGTACGCAATCAACGAGGTCGTATAATGCCACGCATTATACGACACGCCACC